TACCGTAACGCTTCATAAAGGTACCGCGGCAAAAGGGTTAAGCTCTTTTCATATTCGGGATCGTTTTTCATCAAAATACGGTTATCATCTAAAAGGCTTGGAATAAAACAGCGGGTGCGCCCCATCTCATCGGTGTAAATCGTGTTCGGCTTTTTTTTGTCAATAAAGCGCATTTTTATCCAGCTGTGCCCAACGCCGCCGGGGTTTCCGGTTGCTCGCATATAGCATCTAAGCCCCGCTGCACTCCGCAGGCGGCTAATCATGTAAAGGTAACAATAATCGGTTGCATAGTTACCCAGTTCATCAAAGCCACACCAAGTATACTGATGGCCTTGATAGCTTCCGACGTCCTCGTCGCGCTCTAAATAGCGCAAGCGCAAAAAGGAACCGGTCGGGAAGGTAAAAACATTTTCAGTTTTATGATAGTGCGCCCCAAGCGGAATATAAAGCTCCTTCGCTCTGATAATCAAATCCTCAAGCTCTCTATATGTCCTCCTGAATAGTATTCCCCGCCACGCGCCGCGCCCTTCATTACAACCGGCTAGAAAGTCCATAAGCAAGAAATCACTTTTGCCCCCGCCTGCCGCTCCCCCGTAGAAAAGTTCAAACGCAGGACACGAAAGGGCAAGCTGCTGCTTCGGCTGCGGTTCCCAGAGAATCATCGTGGATATGGTTCCTCTCTCACGTCTTTAAAATGGATTGCGTATACCGGTTTGTCTATGTGTAAATCCGTATCTTTACCGTCTATAACCTCAATCTGCGAGATACGGGCTGTCATTATTTTTCTGGTGTATCCAAGCCGTAACGCACAATAAGGCATCGCACAAGCATCAAATTGTTGTGAAAATCCCAATGATGAAACTTTTTCAAAAACTTCTTCCGGTGAATATAAACCGAACATCGGACGAAAAAAATTGAGTACTATTCGCCTTGTCCAATACGATTTAACTTTGCGATACTCTATTGTTTTCTCTCCACTTTTGATTTTTTCGTACCATTCTTTTTTCAATGGAAATATGAGCATATTATTTTTCTCCTTAGCCCAATGCAACGGAAATCCCGGAAATTAAAGCCAGTAACCCAATTCCGCATACTATTGCTAGTAGTACAATCTTGAGAATGGTGATAATCCTCTCTGTAATATTTTCAAAATCGTAGTCTGTCATGTTATTTACTCCTCCACTAATTCTGTGTTATTTAATAAATATTCCTTTGTCGGCTCACTCCACTCCATACTGTTCCAACGCCGAACGACAATCCGTTGCTTTGTTATTGCATGTTCTGTGATACAGCAATCAGCTTCACCTTCGTTATATTTATACATCGTGTACACAGTGCCTGAATTAGATGGTCGGTGCATCCATTCACCTTTCCCTTGTGCGCACCATTTTGCAAGCTCTCTATGTGTTGCAAGTCTTTTCATTTTGTTTACTCCTCATTTAAAAAAAAACACGCAACAATCGTAAGTTCATTCATAACATCGTCGCCGGTAACTTTATCTTCAAAGCAAATACTATCGGCATATCCCTCTACACCCATATCAGGCGAACCGCAGAAAATATAAATTTCTGCATCATCATCGAGGTCTCTCATCGCATCAATAAGATCTTTTTTAGAGATTGTCATTCCTTCTCCGCCTTTTCAAATTCACTATTCTTGCCGGTCAGCATCACAATTGGCATCATCGCCTGTATGTCTACTTCCGGTCTAATAATGTTCAGGTACTTACTAAACGCCTCCATCGCTTTTTGGCG